AGCTTCTGGTCAAGATGTTAACAGACGCTCGGTTAGAGCTAAGTTTAAGCCAAGAAGCATTAGCTCATAAGATTGGCTGTACTGTATCACTCATCCACAAGTGGGAAGCGCATAAGCGTTTGCCTTCTGGGTTTATGCTTATGTGCTGGCTGGATGCGTTAGAGTATGACATCGAAGTCAAAAAAAGGCAGCGCGATTGATTGTATTGCATGCCAAACAACAACCACTTGGTTCGTTGCAATACTTAAAAACAATAGCGCAGCTACTTACGAAAAGCATTGGTATGTCTGCCTTCATTGCTATGAGGAGGACAAATGGCAAACCGTAACAAGAACAAAGGAACTTACCACGAAAAGTGGTTCGTCGATTGGCTCACGAAAGCGGGTATCAAAGCGAAAAGACAGCCCCTCTCAGGCAGCTTGGGAGGAGAGTATTCAGGCGACATCAAGCTCGAACTCTTCGGACAAGAACTGGTGGGAGAAGTAAAGTATAGGGACAAGTCTAACTTCCCTAGCCCATTCACAGTATTAGATAAGCGAGACATTGCTTTCTATAAAAGACGGACGGGAAGTCCGCAAACATTAGTCATAATGACTGGTGAACAATTTTTAACCCTTATGGAGAACGCAAATGCCATACAACCAAAGCAAGATCGGATACCAACAGAATAGATCCAGTAAGCAAGCAGCTGACTTTAATAAAGATGGCAAGCTAACGATCCGTTACCAAGTCCTTGAGCTATTCAAAGAGCATGGTGAACTTACTAATGAGCAAGTCTCTCAGCTTCTTAATAGGCCAGAGATTTCAGTCCAACCCAGAATCAGTGAGCTAAAGAACGCAGGGATCATTCATGATTCAGGTAAGAAAGCTATGGGTAAGTGGGGAACGTCAATTACAATCTGGAGCTACGATGAAAAAGCCACAATCACTAGGTAATGCAGTAGCCAGCAGCGTCTGGGATGCACATATTACAAAAGCCACAAGCTCACCGCACTACGCTAGAGAATACAAGAAGTATAGTTATGTGCTCGATGAGTATGAGATTATGGCCAAGCGTATCAAGAACGGTGAGCCTGTTGGTGAGAGCTATCTCAAAGGTAAGCAGAAAGAAAAGCTGCTTGAGCTAACTGATCTTACTCACGCTGACTTCAAAAAATACCTTGAGTAAGCTGCAAGTATGCAGTAATCTAACCCATATAATAAAAGGAGAACTCAATGGAACGTAAAGGTTTCATAGGCGGCAGCGACTGCGTAAAAATTATGAATGGCGACTGGCTTGAGCTATGGCAGATCAAGACTGGTCGCGTAGAGTCAGATGACTTGTCTCGCAATATTGCAGTACAACTTGGCAGCTTTACTGAAGACTTCAATCTGAAATGGTTTGAGCAAGAGCACAGCTGCGTGCTGTCTGGTCATCAAGAAGAACTAGAAGATATGATCGGCACCGTGCCAGCCAAGGGCATGATCGATGCTCGCTGGGGATCTCGCATTGTCGAGGCCAAGCACACCAACCCATATAAAAATATAGATGACGTCATCGAATACTACATGCCCCAGATACAATTGTACTGCTACCTGTCAGATGCAGATGGCGCATACTTCTCAGTAATCTTTGGCAACAGCAAATGGGAATCAACCTATGTCTCGTATAACCACAAGTATTTCAATTCTATGTGGGCGGTGGTGTCAGACTTCTGGGGTTACGTTGTACGCGACGAAGAACCGATTGGTATTCAAACGCCAGACATCTCCATTGACAAGGTTGAGGTGGACAACATGGTCAAGCGAGACGCCAGCACAGACAACCAGTTCATCGACGCAGCAATTACCTACATCGGTGGGTACGAACAGAACCGCGTGTTTGAGAACGCAAAAAAAGATCTCAAAAACATGGTCGGTAGCAATGAACGAGAAGTTTACTGCGACTACCTTACAATCAAACGAGACAAGCGGGGATCACTCCGCATAACAAGGAGAACCAACAATCTAGAATGGTTTGAACTTGAACATGCGAGACAAGCGGGGATCACTCCGCATAACAAGGAGAACCAACAATGACTAATAACCTCAACATCTGGGACAAGCTGGCCTCTTCAGACCCCAAATATCTGAAGAAGGTCAGCTTCGGCAGCCGATCATTCACCGCCATCGACCCACAATACCAAGTCAGAAAGATGACTGAGCAGTTCGGGCCAGTCGGTGAAGGCTGGGGTTGGCACAACACAACAGAGATTGTGCCTGTGAGCAACGGAGACAGCGCTGTGTTAGCGCATGTTACTGTTTGGCATGGTACCCCAGCAAATTCATTTGGCCCCTTTACAGGGTGCCGTAAGTTCTTTGATGCAGCCAAGGATCGTATGGCCGAGGATGCACCGAAGATGGCTATCACTGATGGCCTAACCAAAGCACTGTCGCACATTGGCTGTGATGCTGACATCTTCTTAGGTAAGATGGATGGCAACAAGTACGATCAAGATAGTGGTAACAAGAGCAGTGGCTGGTAGTCACACAATACAGGAGCCAGAAGCATGGCAGAATATGACGATACAAATAGAGGCGCAGCCTTCACACCATTCCCAACGCAGCAGATGATCTTGCAAGGCAAGGTCAACGTCGAAGGCGTAGATTCAAAAGTAGTTCTTGTCAAAGACCAGACCAAAGACGGTCGTGGTATTGTCGAGGTCTATCAGAAGATGGCTGTAATGTTTGACAACGACAAGAAGGGCAATGATGCAGCACCCGATTACTCTGGTCCAGTTGGTGAAAACAAGCGGATTGCTGGGTGGAGACGCATGAAAGATGGTAAACCTTATATGTCTTTTCAAATAAGCGACAAGCAACAAGGCCAACAAGCTGCATCTTCCCCATTGCAAGGTGATAGCATTCCGTTCTAAGCTAGGCTTAGTTCTCCCGAGGAGCGTCCTGCCCTCCCTCACAACTGCCTCGCTTAGTCAGATCACTCTGCATAGCGGGGCTTTTTTTTACCCAAAGGAAACAACATGGAAACATGGGAAGAAATGACGCAACGTCACAAGCAAGAAAAACTACAGCTAGTAAAAGCATTGGCGCAATCTCGCTGCACTCAAACACAAGCAGCAAAAATCCTTGACGTAAAGCTATCTGGTCTGAATAATTTCATTCATCGCAACAACATATTCTGGCCTGTCGTAGAGCAAGGAAGAAAGCAATGAAGATACACCCCGCACATGAAGTAGAGTTAGATTTTCTCAAGCGAAGAGTTGATACGCTAATCGATGAAGAAAACAGAACTGATCCACACCCAAATGTAAAACAAGACCTATGGGCAGCACGTTCTGAACTAAACCAATTCGTAAACAAACTAAGAAAAGAGGGCTATCACATATGAATGAGAAACTACTAGCCGCAATGCTTGAGGACGCAAAGCAAGTTAATAAAAGAGCTAGAGAGAGAGACGGGCAAAGCCGATTTCTAAAACAAAACAATACTGATTATTATATGGGCGGCAAAGATGCCAAGCCAGAAACAAAAGAAATAATTAGACTAGCTTTAGAAGGCAAAGACAAAGACTCTATATGCAGACGCATGTCCTTCATGGGATACAGTCGCGCCTTAACTATAAAGACTTTATCTCGTCACTCAGATAAAATTAATAACGCTAAAGCATTAGCTCAAAGTGAGGGCCATCAATGAATGGCCTTCGACCCTGCTCTCTACGTCTATCAATGTAAGCATTCATAGCCTCTTCCATTGTGCCTTCCCACTTACGAATATCAGGTACATGCCAAGCTGCTCCCCAGCGTACAGCCACACCAGCAGCTTCGGCACCTTCCTTCATAGCATCAGCCAAATCGTCATACAGATTAAGCTCCCAAGAACCACGGCCCTCAATGTAAGCCATCAGATCAACAGCCAATCCATCTAAGTGCTTTGACTTCATGGTCTGACTAGCGCCCTTAGCTACTAATGCTTTCTGCATTTCTAAGGTACGCAAGCCTTGAATAACTCCGAAGTCTGTCTTCGTTGCTGTGATTGCAAACTTAACTACAGAAACCATGCGCTCATCTACGCCCTGCATTCTATCAAGGCTGCGCTGCGATAATTTAAAACTCATTTCTTTAACCCCTTCATGGTTCGTATACCAAAGCTTGCAGCAATAGAGGCATACATTCCCCACTGCACCCAGAGCGGTGTGGTTTCTAAGTTAGCAAAGCCAACAGCCATTACATCCTGCATAGAAGGAATAAAGTTCATGCAAAGAATAGCTACAAAAACTATAGTCCATAGCTCATCTTTCCAACTATCCTTCGATGCTTCGATAGCTGACTGCTCCCAGTCCATCTCACCAGTAGCTTGCTTGAGTTTGATCTCCGCATTAGCCTTCTGGACAGCAGCCTTACCGTCTAGGTAACTGGTTGCTAGCCCACCTAATGCACCTACAATCTGACCAATCATTTCTCAGACCCTACCCAAACTGCAAACGCACCAGTCATAGCGCCAGTAACAACACTAATCAAAGCACTCTGTTGTGTAGTTAAATCAGGCTGACTTAACGCCCACTCAATGCAGCGAATGTACATCAATGTCATAACCAACATCATCAAACGTGGCATAATCTTCCAAGCAAGTATCTTTTCCATAGCTATAGTCATATCTAAACCTCTATATTTATGTTCGTTCCCTGTGGTCTATCAGCAGTGGTCTTAGTGCCGAACCTATCATAACCCTTGCCTAAATCCAACTTCTGTTCTCTGAGAGCTTCTAAGTGAGTGTGGTTAGCCCTGTGTTCTTTAGCTACCATCTGCTCTGCAAGGTGCGTCTCGATACGTTCACGAGTTTGTGTTTGCTGGTGAATATCACTGCTAATATTGAAGGGTGAAGATCCAATGCCACTAACACCGTCAGACATTACCACCACCCAGCGCCAAGACCAGTCAACCATGTGCCGCCTACTATAATAGCAGCCAACATTATCAACAACAGCACAACCAACATCGTTTCAAAGAAAGCAGCCTTGCGCTCTTGCTGCCGGTACAGCGTTTCTTCTCGCTCTTTCTTAATCTTGCGACGAAGCTCAACCATCTCGCGCCATGTGCCATAGCCAAACCTGTTATTCAGCATTTGCTGCAAGTCTTTTTCTTGCTCGGCCAGTTTCTTCTGGTGAATAATAATCTGCAAGGCTTCTTGCTCTACAGATCCAGAAGCAAACAGCTTGGTAAAGATAGGCGGGTTCTTACGTTGTTGTTCCGCTCGGCCAAGATCTGCCGCAGCCCCGTACCATTTACCCAGTTGACCCGCTACATCTTCTAACTCACGGCCCGCATACACCAGCTTCTTAATCATATTGTAGCTGGCTGTCGCTGTGGCGATAGCTGTCATTGGATCAATCATGCGTCCTTACCTACCTTAACGTAAGAAAAGCATGGAGCTTTATACGGCACACGAACTGTATATGGATAATACTTATAAATCCCAGAAGGGCACCGATATATGCAAGCAGTGTAAAGATGACCATAAGTCATCACGCCCACCGCTATGCTGGTGAGCGCACAGATCATTAGCCGATCATGTTCATGCGAAGAAGCAGCACAATAATAAAGCCAGATGTACCAATCATAATAGCTTCAAGGCGCTTCACGCGATTAAACAAATCTTTGAACTGGATTTCCATTTCAGTTTTAATAGCCACGATGTCTTTCTCCAAACCATCGATGCGCGTGTGAGCCGATGATACTGTGCGCTTGTCCATTTATTTATTCCTCTTGAGCAGCCGCATAAGCAGCCTTAACCGCGTCACTGAATACTGGAGTACAGATAGCAGCAACATCAGCAT